TCAGAAACACCGAAGCTGTAACGCTCACGCGCTTTGTAGCGCACGTTGCCAGTGTCGAAGTCACCATCCATTCCTGTAGCCATCGCAGAACGTACGAAATGCTTCATACCGTTAGGGATGTCTGTAGTCAGGAACCAAGCGTCAGCGTCTGTAAGATAATGGTTTACGCCATATCCTTCAGGAACTGCACCGTTAGAGCTGATAGCATTGATATCGTTATCAGCTGTACCTACACGTAGAGTTGTTTCCAACAAACGAGTCGCTACGAACTGTAGAGCAGACGGAATGATTAGCTTTTTAGCGCGAGCTGCGATAAGTAAGCCACGTTCGTCTGTGTACGCTGCGATGTCGATAATCGCTTGTTCAAGAGAAGTCTCGTTAAGGTCAGCACTAACCGCTGGACGGTTAGAGTTTGTGCCGCCACCAACTGTTGGGTGTGCAGTACTGAACAATGTTACACCATCACCAGATTGGAAAGTGTCAAAGCCCGTGTTGAGCAATGAAGCAGCTTTAACCTGCTTAGTGTAAGCCATAGCGCGAGCTAAAGCTTTTGTGTAACGTGAAGACAAAGAATCGTACAAGTTATCTTCCATCGCTTCTTCAGTGATGGCGAAACCCATAGCGATGGTTTCGTGTGTGTAGCGAGCTGTGAACGCCTCTTGCGCATTATCGTACGCAATAGATGAACCTTCAGCTTTTGTTGGTGCTGCACCGAAACCAGACAATTTAACTTCTTCTTCAAAGCTACGCTCTGAATTTTCTGTCTCATAGATGTCTGCATGTTCGTTTTCGTATTTACCGTACTCAAGTCCAAATAAGGCATTAAGTCCGGGTAAGAGCTCTTTAAGCGCCTGTGCGCGTGAAATAGCCATGTGTTATCCCTCCTTACAAGCCAACAGCGTTAGTCATGCTGCTGTAGCCGGGGTTAAGTTTAACCAAAAGATCAGGGAACGCATCACCAATAGGTGATACAGCGGCCACGATACGGAAGGCGGCGGTAGTAGTCTTTGTTGTCGCGTCAACAGCACTTGTAGAGTTACCAGTAGAAGTGTTGCCAGTAGACGTAGACTGAGCAGCTGCGAAGAAAGTATTCGCACCTATGTCAGATTGGTCCATAGCGCCATCTGCTTGTACTTGGAATAGTACGTTTGGATCGTCTACAACGAACGCTTTCGCATTGATTGAACCGGACGGGTAGTACTGCGAGAAAGTCGTTTGACCTTCAGAGTTTTCGTACTCACACCCTACAAACACACCAAGAGAACCCGTTAGAGTTGTTCCTGTTGGTAATGCGTTTGTAGTGCCGTCGGCACCTGTTGCAGTTGATAGTGCGATGTAACCATCAGCACCGATATGAACGACTTGGCCGTAGAAAAGGTTAGTACCTTCTCCAGCGGGGTCGATCAGAAACTGGGATGTCGCCCCAGCGTAGGCCATTCCGTCGGCACGTTTTACCGGCTTTAGACCATAGGGAGCAGCTGTAGTAGCCATGATGCTCTTCCTCCAGATTTATTTACTTTTGAAGTAAAGAGCCTCATTGCCCCTTACCTTATAGTTACCGCGAACTACGCTCAGGTTTAAGCATAGGCATCCGCGGGTCAGACTCACGCATGTAGTTTCTATCGACAGCCTCAGCCTGATTTTGTGCAGACTCAAGTTGACCATGAATACGATCATCTCTTAGTTCGGTCGGGATAGCGCAAAGCAATAACCCACCAACTTCGATATTGTCTTTAAATCGAGAATCAATATCTGACATGATGTGTAGCTCAGGATAATCCACTGCCTTTACAGGCACATAGCCATCACGAAATCTACCAGAAACATTTGTCATATCTGCATTACCCAATGTAGCTGTGCGAATCCAGCGGAACGAAAGTCCGTCTCGTGGTTCGGGGGTAGGCAGCATTGACGAGCGCTTCCAAGGTTTACGACGTTCTCCCGCTTCGCGGGTTTCGGTTGTACGTGGTTTTCTATCAGCCATTTTGCATATCCTTTAGCTTTTGCGCCGCATATTCTTTATTAGATAATCCGAGACGCTTGGCGATTGCGGCCTCAGATGAGGAGATGACAACTTTATTGCGTGATGTGGCGGTATTTCTACCACCCGGGGCCACCACGGAGCCAGCTTTACGTTGTGGTTGTCGAACCTCTGGTTCCACGTCCGCAAAGCGATCTGGGTATCGAGACCGCATGGCCTCGTTTATCTTACTATAGTACACATCCGACGTAGAATCAACGCCTGTCTCTAATAGTTCTTCATGTATGAGCATAGCATACCTTGTCATGCCCGTGTCTTTCTGGAACCAATCGTTCTCAGCTACCCATTCCTGTGCCTTACGATCTGGTACAGGAACACGCGGTGCTGCTCGTGGTACTGGGGCTTGAGACTGGTCTTGTACAGCCTTCTCTGCTGGTTTCCAGTTTTCTACACGATCGGCTTCAAGCTGTAGCTTAGACAATGACATTTGCGCTTCAAGCACAGCATCAGTATCCCCAGCTTCATAAGCTTCTTTGTAAGCGCGTTTAGCACTATTAAGTTCTGATGCTACCCGTGCCTTGGCTTCATTAACCAATACACCTTCACCTTCAGAAAGATTTTTACGAAGACGTGCTGCTTCGTTCTTCTGCGATTCTGCATACTGAACTGCCGCTTCACGTTCACGTTCGGCTTCTTCCTTACGACGACGTTCTTCGTGATACTCGAACTTTAGCTTCTTGATACGCTTCTGTACCGAGTCACTGTGCTTCTCAAGCTCTTCGTCTTCTGGGATATCCGCCTCGGCATCAGCTGCCCTACGTGGGCGACCTTTATCCTCTTCAGGAGTATCGTCAGCGATTTCGACTTCAAAATCATCTTCACCTTCAACGTCTACTTCTAACGCTCCGGTCTCTACTACTGTGTCTTCAACGACTGTTTCTACTTCTTCACTCATGCTCTACTGTACCCCCGTGGGTCTTCGACTACCGCTTCAACAGTATCGTCGTTGATAATACGGAACTCTTTGTTGTGTAATTTAAAACGTGTACCTGAATACGAACGGAAGATAATAAAATCACCTTTCTCGCACCAAGGTCCATTCGGGAACCGCTCTTTGTCAGTATAGGCTTCTGCACCTATACTTATGACATAACCAATAATGGTGGCGGTTTCTTCCATTTTGGTTAAAGAATCGGGCATATAAACACCACCATCTGTCTTGCCTTCAAGTTCTGGGATTGCGATAAGCAGCTTATAACCTTTCGGTTCAGGCAATTTTGCCAATGTCTGCTCGTCATCTACTTTGTCGGTAGCGTACATTTTAGTCTCCTGCAGTGATTAAAGGCTCACAGCGCCCTTTGCGTGGATTATTCCACGTTATGTCGTATATCTACACGTATGATGTCTACTCTTCAATATACCTTTGTTCAATATCTTTTACATCATTACGTATAATAGTTAATGCTTCATACTTCCCTACTAGCTTCCAATAGGTTTCTTGGTCTTTTGCACCGCCATTTGCTAAATGTTCGGCGATAGATGTGCGACTTTCTTCAAGTCGGGTTAGTACATGGTGAAATACAGTATCAGCCATCTAAATTTACTTTCTCCGCAATATCCAAGGCTAGACGCGCCGCGGATTCTTTCTGGTCTGTTTCAAGCTCGGCTACCTTAACGCCTATACGCGCCGCTTCTTTTTCTTCCTCAGAGTCGATACGCGCTTGTTGTAGCCTAGCGTTCTCTTGTTTAGCTAGAGCATCAATGTTTACCTTCAGCTTGTCCATCTCAATCTTATGTTTTAACTCAGTTTCTTTAATCATCAACTCGCGCTGTTGTATTTGAGTAAGTGGATCGGCTTGTTGCGCCGCTGCTTGTTCTGCGGCTGCTTCGGCTTGGTCTTTCTTAAACAACTTATCCGCGGCTTGTGCAGCTAGACGTGAGACCTGAAGTTCTACATCTTCTGGTAGTGGTGCCTCTGGGTCTGGTAATTCTACGCCTAACTGTTTTTGTATCTCTACACGATACTGCAGAGCTACGTGCTCAGTAATATGAGACATCATAGCGGACTGAATAGCACTTGCAAACGGTGACTGCCCTACAATCTGCATGATCTTAGGGTCTTGCATCGCCATCATATGTGTCTGGATATGCGCTTCGTGGTCTTGGTAAGCGAAAGGTTTGACTGGCTCTTGTTTAAGAATAGCCATATTCTCTGTTACTGGATCAGCAGGTTTAATATCTTCTGGTAGCTTGATGATATCATCCGCATCTTTAATGCCCAGAACTTCGAGCATTTGACGGTGTAGCTTACCCATGTCGTACATTTGAGGTGCTTGTTGTGCTAACTGTAGGGCTGCTTGGTACTGCATTATACGCTGTGCCATTGTAGCTGCGTTAGGGTCAGACACTGGGATAACGTCTACTCGACCATCAAAGTCAGATATACGGTCTGCAGGTTCATCCATTTCGTACGCATATTCAGCAGGCATGTAGTCATGTACGATGCTAGCTAGAATACGTAGCTCTTGTTTCATAGCTGCGTGTAAACGAGCCTGAATACCTGACATAACCTGCATAGAACGTTCCATAAGCGCCAGAGTCGTGCCTACAGGGGCTTGAGCGTTAATGTCACCCACTTGTATGTCACCTACAGCCCCAATACGTCTTCCCTCGTCTACGACGTTCCCTAGAAGGCTGTAAAGTACGCTCGATGGTTCTTTGTACGGTAGCGGTACGATATTTTCTTTAATCGCGCCAGCAGGTACATCCACATCTCTAAACTCACCCGGCATGATGGGAGTGTTGTCGCCGGTGATTCGCATGCCCCGGGCTTTAAAGCCAGCTGGGAGGTTAGACAGCGTACCAGCGTCAATGAGTTGACGCATGATGGATGTGGCAGACTTAGTAAGACCACCGAGCGTATGTATAAGCCCTGTGCCGTAGAAGCCCATACCGGGCAAATATGGGTAGTGTACAACATGCATACGCTTCTCACGTTTGCTGTCGTCTTCGTACCAATTTCGGCGAATAGCTAAGACTATGCTAGACGATTTATCAACTGTAACTACATAAGGTAGTGCAACACCGTCTATATCGTCAAAAGGCTCAGGTAAGTCCAAATCTACATGCATTTCTAGTATAGTATGCCGTGGATCGTCAGAGAAAGTAGGTTCAGAACCTTCTAGCTCATTGTATTTTTCTTCTATGTCAGTAACATCCCTAGTTGCTTCAGGGAGCTCTATGTCACGATAGAACCCATTCACCTGTAGCTTGAGTACTTCTTCAGGTGTCTTCTTCATAACGTGTGTAAATCGCGGGGCTGTACGTAAGTTAGACGCACCGTAGGACACTACGAGGTCTTCCGCAGGTACAAACTGGGATACAGGACGTTCTGTAATAGGGTCAAAGTATATTTTCTTGAACGCAGAGCCCGCCATAGGTAATTTAAACAGCATTTGCTCCATTTCGTCACGATAGTCAGGCATTTTCTCAGTTATGAGGTAGTTAAGTTCGGTCTCGACACGTTGTGCCTGCTCAAACTTCTCAGTCGTCATCTTACCTACAATTTTACTACGTACTGGGCCTGCTGCAGGGAGAAGCTCGCCCATCGCTTGCGCTTGAAATTTAACCACTGCTTCGGTCATCATAGGGTGGTACACGCCAGAGGCACCGTTCCACGGCTCCGTACGCTCCTCCACTTTCATCCCTAAAAGGTCCATACCCTTAATATAGGCACTAGCCCACTCGCCTCTAGATTCTCTATCTGATGCAAAGTGCTCGATTAATTCGCTTGCTATTTCTTCAAGTTCGTCATCTTCAATGTATTCGGCAAGGTTAGAGTCATGTGATACATTTTCATCCATTTCAGGAGTGTCACCAAACTCAATTACAACCGACCCATCGTCCATTTCGACTTCTACAGCCTCGGGGTCTTCTACTACGACCGTTAGATCGGGGGATAAAGACTCCTCGGATGTTTCAAGGATATCACTAGGTTCCATAGGTTTTTCGACTGCCATGTTTTTGCCTCACTCTGTGCGTTTAATGGCACTATAGCAGATATAGTACCTAAATAGAAAGATATCTTCGTAGGGTGGAGACACAACGAACGAGGGAGAGCCGATGCGCAGTGTCCCCACGGACGCTACCAACGTCCTGTAGACAGCCATACTACACATGTACATGTATGTCATCCCCATCAATAATACGCCGCCTTCCGGTGTAAATACGAATCATCGTCTTCCATATCCGTAGGCAAGCGGATAAATCCACCCTGACGGAATCTTAGGAGCGCCATGACCGTACTATCGACCAAGTCGTCGTTCGACATGAACGGAAACCCAGCCACTTCTTCTACAAGCTCGTCTGCCCAGCGTGTCGCCGGTACCCAGACCATGCCTGAAGATATAATATCTGATACAGAATTGAGCCTTGCCAACTTATCACCAGTCCCCCGGTGGGGTGTATACTCGGTGACGGGCAGTCCCATACGTCTCATCTCTTGATAAAGTGCAACACCAGAACTTTTCTTCTCCACAATGAACGCATCTGGCTCCCAGTATCTGTACTGTTCCATAGCCAGCTCCTTTAATTCAGGAAATTCAAGCCGTTCTTTGGTGCTGTCAAGTAAAATAATGTTGTGTGAGCTTGTTTCTTCGTGAAAAAACACGCCCCAAGTGGTCAAAGCGGTGTAATCGGCCCTATTATGCTTCTCTGCGGCGGCATCTAGGGACATAATCACGTATTCTACCGACGGAAGAGTATCATTCTCCCATATATTCCACCATTCACGCTTAACAATCGACGCTTCTTCGGACGTGGGCTGTTGTTGATACTGCGAGTTCCACTGGAACGCAGGCATCGAAGCTTTTGTTCGTTCTAACGCAGGGAGATCAAAGAACTCTGGCCACAAAGGTTTCTGTATTGGCTTACCATCTTTGTCTTCAGAGTCTAAAATTGCCGGAAACTCAACGATTTCGTACTGATCGGCCATCTCATTCTTGACCATATCGTTAGTTACACGCCCTGTTAGGTCGTCCATATGCCATCTAGTCTGCACGATAGCTACACGCCCGCCGGGCATTAGCCTTGTTCGTGCACCGAAGGTAAACCATTCGTAAGCCTTTTCAAAGACAGAAAAGTTCCCGTTGATAACATCTTGTTCAGAGTGTGGGTCGTCGACCAGCAATAGGTCAGCGCCACGCCCAGCCAAAGCAGAACCAATACCACACGCAAAATACTCTCCTCCAAAGTTTGTATTCCATCTCCCCGCTGATTTACTGTCCACCGCAAGAGAAACCTCTGGGAATATGGACTTATAGTCTTCTAAGGCGATCAAATTACGAACTTTACGTCCAAAATCCACCGCCAAGTCTGTGGTGTGCGACACCATCATCACTTTTTTATCAGGATTCCGCCCTAAAAACCAAGCAGGGTAGAATATCGACACGAGCTGCGACTTACCATGACGCGGGGGTATGTTTACACACACCCTGTCCTTACCATCCTTAGCTGTGGGCCCACGTTCAACGTCCATCAACATGTTTGCAAGTATGCGGTGGTGTCGGCCAACCTTGTAATCTGGCTGCATCCGCTTGCAAAACTCTATCAGATCGTCGTGCGCGGCCTTATTTGTCTGCCGCGAGGACAATTCCCCCACGATTGAGTCTATTTCGACCAGCTCTTCAGGGCTAAACGAGTCCAGATTGTCCAGTATGTTCTGAACATCCTCCGGCGAGAAGTCCATATCTTTAGCTAAACTAGCTAAATTGTCAGACATCGAGCCCTAGCTCCTTATCTACGTCGATAACACCCCCATTTATTGTGATCGCATCCTCAATCTCTTCAGGATTTACCAGTCGAGACAGCTTTTCACGCAATTTATCCTTCAGATCGTCCGATGTCTGGTGCGTTATAGTCACTTCAGACTTCTCAGCGAATAACCCAACGTCTGAGACCTTACCCAACAGCTCCAACGCACGTATGCGTATCCGCGGATCAGGGTTTTCGGTCTCTTCTATCAGTTTATTTGTAACTAGGTGGCGTACCTGCGTCGCACTTTTTACCACAGAGTGCCCAAAGTCCTTCAGGATTCTGTCTGTCAGCAATAAAGTCGCGGGTGTCAACTGGGCCACTCGTTTCGGCGTTGCAACTTTGGATGTTTTGTGAGGGTTCTCAGCATAAGATACAGCTAAAGCCGCCGCGGTATCCTTGTCTTCACTGGTTGCTTTGACCTCTAATCCGTTAGCATGCAGATACTCTACCGTCTTCGCAGCTGCGGACGTTTTGGTTGCAAGGTCTTTCATGTCCGGAGCTTTGCGGGTCGGTACTCCGCGCTCAGGTTCAATATGTATAGTCATTTTTAGCCCTCGTTTGTGCAACTATACAAAAAATTTTACAGCATTTCAATCCAGTTTGATAGGAGACGTTTTTATATACGAGGGGGTGGGGTCACTTAGCGCGCCGAAAACGCTAGGTAGGGGGGTCTGTTTTGATACCCGTGACGATGTTTTGTGGAGTCAGATTCGTTTTTGGAAAAACGTAAAATATTTGTACATAATAGTATTATATAAGCGCGCTGATGGGTAGCCGTACTGGGGGGTTGGGGGTAGGTGGGGTCTCGTAGTTTAAAACTACAAGCGCGATACTGTGACATAACACACGTAAACAAGTATACTGGTGTTATCAAAAGCGAAACATGATGTGACGCTACGATAAATATTCTTGAAAGGAATATATCATGACTACTAAAACTAACCAAAAGATTAATCCATCTAACGTCGTTATAGGTGATGAATTTATAACAATACTAAAAGAGGACGGTTTAAAAGAAACCGCGAGTAAGAAAAAACGCGGCGAGCTTATCACTAAGGCCATGGACGATGGTATCGACTTCACAAGTAAGACAATGTCCAAGGAACAGATCATAGAGGTTAAAAACCTTATTGCTTTACGCTTTCCAAAAGATGCTCAATCAATCTTAAAGATGGGAGCGGTTAAAGCGAACGGAGCAATAGCGGCAGATCACGATGGCAATCGTTTTAATTCGCAAGGCCGTCCAATGGATTGGTCGTTCTGGACTAACAAGCAAAAGCGTATTCTTTCCGACTTGGCGAAAGCGGTTGTAACCCGCAAGATTAAACAGGCCAGAATTAAAGCTGGAGGCAATAGCACTCGAGGTTTAGTCGAACGCCTATCCATCGAATGTAACAAGCTTTTCAACGCGGTTGTTAAGGCAGACGTTGACACGTTACCAGATGATTTTGATACCTTGGAAGTAATTGCAGGTTTCAAGACTGTAGCGAAAAACTCTGGGTTTCAATTAGTAAAGAAATCTAAAAAGTAAAACTTAACTTGGAGCGGCCTAGGCCGCTCCTTACTAACATTCAATACAGGAAACAAAACAATGTTAAAAGAATTACCTTATACTGTCGGAGATCAAAACATGATCGACGAAAGATGGAATTGGAACCGCATCGGTCAAGTAATGATCGGTGTTATGATTAAATGGGATGACGAAAAGTTTGATAAGTTTTTTAATGCAATCAAACCACAATTACCGCCAGATGAAATCGAAGAAATTTTAAATCGTCGTGCATGGTATACTTCGTGCAATGATATAGTAAAACCACAGGGTCAAATGTCTTTTACATTTATGCCAAAATAACTACACGCGCCGAGCCGAAAGGTTCGGCGCTTTTTTTGTGTCTTTTTTTGCGGAAGCCAGTTCTCTGAATAGCTTCGCGTGACAGAGCAATCGGCTTTGTTGTGATGCTTACTAAAACTCGTAGTTACAAACTACACTGTGGAAGCCAGTTCTCTGAGTAGCTTCGCGGGTCATGTGTACTTCGTGTGTACATCTTCTCGTATGTTTATGTATGTTAACTCATCGGGCCCGTTACGTGTAGTTTTAAACTACGAGACATATACCAGTTCTCTAAGTAGCTTCGCGGAGCAACATGTACGCAGATGCCTTGTTTTTATAATGTTCCATTGTAATGTTCCTAATGTTCCACAAGAAGTTCCATAATGGGCAAAAATAAGTCATTGATTTTATTACAATGTTCCTAATGTTCCTAATGTTCCATATAAAAAATATACATCTACGTACGCGACCCCCTCTATAATGCGATACCAACCCCTCACACAATTTGCCTACACCACAAAAATTAACGGAACATTTGGAACATTGGAACATTCCAATGATTTCAAGCACTTACAGACACACCAAATGGAACATTATAAAACCCGATTGGAACATTGTAATCTTATCAATAACTTAGCACGGAACATTACCTTTTAACCCTGTAGTTTAAAACTACGTCACACAACCTCGCAATACCTGACACCACGACACACCACAGGACACGCTCAGAAACCTTGACATTCGCTGTATACTATGGTATAGTAGTATATGTTCTGGAGTGATGGTCAACATATCGGCTCTCTCTTCAGACTGTATCTACTTCGTGTAGTTACTAACTACTAATCAAAACTAACTAATCAAACCAATGGAGATTATCATGCCTATCAAAGCCTATTGCCTCTCATGCGAGCAACCTTACTCACAACGCCGAAAACAACTAGGTTACAACTTCTGCCTAGATTGCGGCGAGTATCAAGCGACTAAGCAACGCGCCGGTTGGTGTATCGCACCTATCGCGCACAAGCAAGGCGCGACACTTGTCACTAATCCAAACGACCTCAAGGGTCTCAACAAATACACGGGAGAGTAAGATGTACGACAGTAAAAAATCTATGGCTATAATCATAGCTCGCGCCGCTCGAGACGTGGAACACAAAGAAATATTATCACGCTTCCAAGAAGCCGTATACGCTGACGACCAAGATCGCGCCGATAGTATTGTCGCTGAACTTAAAAAGTTTAACAGCACGCCGTACTGTGAATGTCACGCAACATACCAAGACTGTGGCTATCAGGATTGTTGCAGATGATGAAATTCTGGACAGTACTTCTACTGACGTATCACGCAGGGTCTGACGATGTCGAACCTATGACTTCAAGTATCCTGTTACCCTCGATGGAAATATGCGGCGATGTGATGGACAACTTCTATCCGACTATATTCGCGCACTACCCTGACAGCATGGCTCAATGCCTAGAAACCGCAGAGGCTTCAACAACAATGACAAGCCCAATGCCAAAACTAAGACCGTTCTAAAGGAGAACATTATGAACAACGTACACCAACTAACCGCCGCGAGTAGTGACACACTACACACTGATGCACCGACACTTGCCTCATCTGCAATGCTCGTAGAAGTCAACATATCCTCATGGGCAGGTCGAAAGAAAGACAAGCGGGCTTCCACTAAAGTCACAGAAGATGCTCATGCAAAGAAAGGTGTCGCAAACGTCTACAAACAATTACTTGGTGATTGTGATGAACTTAGCGCGCTACGCGGTTGCGTCACCTCGGCTCGCAACATGCACTCGAACATGACGATGCCTTGGTCTAACTCTGGCTTGCGTCTGTTACCTACAGCGCAATACTTCAACTACACCGAAGCTATGTCTAAAATGCAGAATGAGTTTGAGAACCTGAAGAACAAATTCTTGACCGCGTACAACGACACAGTGGTAGATGTACAGCTAGAGCTTGGCACTTTATTCTTGCGTGAGGACTATCCCACAGTAGAAAGTCTGAACAGCAAGTTTGCGTTCCGTATAAACTACATGCCGTTGCCAGATGTCGGCGACTTCCGTGTCGATGTAAGTAACGACGCACTACAAGAAATGCGTAAGGAGTACAGCGACTTCTACAACAAACAATACAACGTAGCTATGAATGACGTGTGGACACGTTTGCACAAGGCAATGACAAATATGTCAGAGCGCCTAGACTATGGCGGTAAAGAGGACAAGAAAGTATTTCGTGATACGCTCGTTGGTAATGTCACTGACATGATAGAACTACTACGTGTGTGTAATGTTACGCAGTCTACCCAGATGTCTGACATGGCTAACAAACTCGAAGATGCGATGTCTGGTGTATCCGCCGTGGTATTGCGTGAAGACAATACGTTCCGCATTAGAACCAAAGCGAAGGTCGACGACATTATTAAAACACTACCATCATTAGATATATAAGAAAGGTTTACCATGCACATACACTTTGTAGGTTTTCGCACAGATGCAGAATACTCTGCCGCAGTACGTGTGTGGGGAAAGCCTGACTTTATACATATGTGGCACGACCACAGAATGTACGGTGATATCGGGGACAGCGATACTGTTGTCCTCGCTTCAAAAGGTACGGATAATCCGCACCCTAAATATTCGTGGCAGGATCACGAGCTATGGTAGTTAGTAACTACTTAACAACACTAAACTTAAACAAGAAAGAAGAACAACATGACTAATCAAGCACAATCAATGTATCAGATTGACTTACCACAATGCGTCGATCTTATCGGGGCGGTGGGTAATAAACGTACCGTACTCGCACAGGGTCATATGGGTAGCGGTAAATCATCCATGCTACATATGCTAGGAGATAAATTCCCAAATCATCGTAAGATATATTTCGATGCCACCACAAAAGACCTTGGCGATATTATGATACCGTCCATGCAGTCTATCGAACGTGACGGTTGCGTCCGTATGATTCCTCACGAAGAACTAGGTCTGCATATAGATGGGCCGATTGTTCTTATGCTAGACGAATTTGGCAAGGCGAACCCTGCCGTGAAGAACGCTATGCTACGTCTGATGTTGGAACGTAAAGTTGGTAGTTACTCACTACACCCTGACAGTATTGTCTTTGCTACAACGAACCTAGGTAGCGAAGGAGTTGGCGACATACTACCACCACACGCACGTAACCGTATGATTGTGGTGCAGATAAAAAAGACTGACCATATGGGTTGGATCGAATGGGGTATCAACAACAACATAGACCACAGCTTACTTGGTTGGGTCAAAGACAACCCACACTTGATGGCCTCGTTCGAAGATATCAAAGACCCATCTGAGAACCCATACATATTTGATCCGCGAGCGCAACGTGCCGCCTTTGTTACAGGTCGCTCACTCGAAGCCGCGTCTGACATACTCAACGCACGAGCAGGGATTGACGATATTACTCTGACCGCTTCGTTGATGGGTACGATTGGTGATCGCGGTGCGATGGACTTGATGGCGTTTGTGTCACTATCCGATCAGCTACCTAGCTTGCAAGCTATCAAAGACACACCAAAGAGTGCCAAAGTGCCTGACAGCGCCGCCGCTGTTTGTATGGTTGTGTATAGAACTCTGTCTGCGTTGGACAAAGACTGGCTCAACAGCTGGATGGATTACTTGCCACGCCTCGATACCGAAGCACAGGCTATGTTTGCCAATGGTGTACGCGCACCGAAGTATTCAAAGCAGTCAATGGTTATGACTAACAAGAAGTTCACCGAGTGGGCTATGAAGAACAACCACCTATACACAGCAGACAAGGTATAATCATGGAAAAGAGTTATGACGTAACTGTCGAAGGGCTAGTATCACGAGTTATCTGTGTACTTGCACACACCGAAGCCGAAGCAATCGCAGAGGCAAAACAAGAGTTCACTTCATTAGTGGGCGCATTAAACGCTGTCGTTGTTACAGCAGAGGAGAGAAATAATGGGTAAACGATGGACAGATAAAGAGGATGGTATCCTCGAAACATTACGTGATGGGGGCATGACCTTTGAAGAGGTTGCTTCCATAATGGGACGCACAAAGCAAGCAGTACAGCAACGTGCGCACATGTTGAAACGTAACGAGCCTACGTTTCGTGAAGTTGTGGATACAGCTTTTGAGAAGCACGGTATCGAGTTCGGCGAACCTGATAAGCCATTGCCGAGAATACAATACATGCTCAGTCAAATGGAGCAAGACCTAAAGCCGAAGCCGCAGTGGTGGAAAGCTATGATGTGGTGGAGGAAATAGAATGAAATATTGGATCGCAGATATTGAAGAACGCAATGGGGAGTTTGAGTACAAGCAATCTATAATCTTCAAAGCCGAAACCGAAGCGGAAGCCGATAAAATACATGAGTTCCATGTAAGCACATGGTACGGCGAAAGTAACATGCGGTGGGACGAAAACGATAATTGTTATTGGAACGACTACATTGCTATCACCGAAGGTCGTATGACCGAGATTGATGAACACACGTACGAGCAAATGCGAAAACACGGCAATCCAGACATGACAAATATGGGAAGGGAGGACTAAAATGCTAGCAATCAAACAACTAACTGAGGAGCAACGCCTAACAAAAGCCGTTGTATCTATTATGAGTAGCCCGAAGTATGTCGCACTCGCAGGGGTGCTAATGATCGGGGAGCGTTCTGTAGTGGACGACCCGAGTGTACCTACGGCGTGTACCAATGGACGTGACGAGTGGTACGGACGTAAGTTCGTAAGTATGCTTAACGATGCCGAGCTTAGATTTCTGGTGTTGCATGAAGTGTACCACAAGTTGTTCCGTCACTTGACCACATGGAAACATCTATACTTGCAAGACGCACATCTTGCGAACGTAGCGTGTGACTACGTGATCAACCTAAAGATCGTAGATGATAACTACGAAGATGGGTTTGCTACTATGACAGGCGAACTTGAGAAAGGTTGCTATGATCGTCAGTACGTTGGCTTGGATACCGCGCAGGTGTACAACTTGCTACGTAAAGATCAACCGCAAGGTGGTGGCCGTGGCGGTGGTGGCGGTGATGGTGATCCCGAAGATGGTGATGGTACGCCTGAGAGTGGTAGTGGCTCACTACCCAACGGACAAGAACCATTCGATGCACACGATTGGGATGGGGCGCAAGAAATGACCGCCGATGAACAACGTGATCTTGCCAGAGAGATTGACGAAGCAGTACGTCAAGGTGCATTGGTTGCAGGGAAGATGGGCAGTGGTGGTGATCGTGACCTAGAAGCATTACTAGAACCACAAGTCGATTGGCGTGAAGTGTTGCGTGAGTTTGTACAGACTACTTGTACAGGCAGTGACTATTCTACATACCGCAGACCTAATCGTAGGTATCTGAGTAGTGGTATCTACATGCCAAGCGGTGTCAGTGAACAGGTCGGGGAACTGGTGGTTGCAATCGACACGTCTGGATCAATCGGACAGGATGAAATCACCGCGTTTCTTTCCGAGGTCAAAGGGATATGTGACACGGTACACCCAGATAAAGTACGTCTGTTGTATTGGGACACAAAGATATGTCGTGACGAAACGTATGACACGCACGAACTAGATACACTCGTACAATCTACTAAGCCGAAAGGCGGTGGTGGTACAGATGTAGAATGTGTGACTGAGTACATTCGTGAAGAAAGTATCAACGCGCAAGCATGTATCGTGATTACTGATGGCGACCTATATGGCGGTTGGGGTCAGTGGACTATGCCTGTGTTGTGGTGCGTTATCGACAACAAGCTCAGAGTGCCAGACGTAGGTAAATGTGTACACATAAAATCGAGGGACATGTAATGGGGTATCGTAGTGACGTGCATATCGCTGTGGCTTTTGACAGCAAGGAAAACATGGACGAAGTCATAGCGGCGTACGCCTTGAACATCAATGTAGAGAAGCACAACTTAGTAAATGACTGGGTCGTGAAGGGCGACAACATTCTGTATTTCCACGCAGATAGTGTAAAGTGGTACGACGACTACGAGTGGGTGCAGGGCTACGAGTATATCTTCGAGCTTGTGAAGGAGTTTTACGAGGCGCGAGGTTTTTCTTCCGCCTACCGCCTATTGCGTGTTGGTGAGGAAGACGACGATGTAGAGGACAGGCACGATTGGTTTGATGGTGATTATGAACATAACGCCGACGACGATCCTCTTTTTCGAGCAGATGCAGGCGACGATAGCGATACCACGTTGATCGACAAACTAATGCTAAACATGGAGATTGTAAGAAAGGTAGAGATAACATTATGAGTAACGACGAACTAACCGCGGTGCTTGAAGAACATGTCACATGCGAGTGGGAAGTTACAGATATTGGCGAAGGTATTGTAACAATAAACTTTATCACCAACATAGACGAGGGAGATGAATAATGAGTAAGATTGGAAACTATGTAGTAGGACTACAGGAGCAGGAGATTTTCATCGAATGCCCTGAGTGCAAAGACACAGATCAACACGGCAAAGTTACAGGCGAGGAATACAAGTGGACAGGTGGCATGTACGAGCCATTCGAAACATGGGTTGATTGCGAAAACTGTAACGGACTTGGGGAGATCGAACGTGACTTCGACGACGATTCGTGTGGGCAATAAATGCCCACGCAGATGCTTTAAACTAAACAATAACATTAAACAACAGGATAAAAACAAATGGCACTAACATATTCAACATTCAGTAGCTTCGACGAGGTAGTGGCTCACTACGAAAACATAAAGCCTATGGGCGGTAGTGGTAACAAGGGTAAAGATATCAGACCCATAGGTGATCGCAAACGTAAGTATGAACGTATCGTGAAGATCAGCAACAACTGCTATGCACTATCAGATGGCTTTCACTTTGGTGACAAATACTTCAACTGGGGTTGGGGTTATACTGCTTCTGCTGAGTTTGTACCTACACTAAAGGACATGGAGAAGTATGCACCTATCATATGGCGCAAGAAACGTGATGGTACAGAACAAGTCACAATACGCAACGGATATGGAGATCACGCACACAACGGACGTTATGCTTTCATAAACAGGCATACACCAAAAGGTCTGGGGTTTCGTGTCGACAATGGTAAACAGTATGTGACTAAGACAATGGGTAGGTATCCCCACCCTCAACATGACGAACGCTACTACCTAGCCAAGACCCATACCGCACCACGTATTGTCTACGACCACATAAAAGATCAGCAAAACGCTAATTGGTATCAAGAAAACGCTAAGAAGTGGGTCATGCTACACGACGACAACTCTGCCTTAGTGTTCAGTAAAACCGAGAGTGAAGATCGGTTCTCTGGGGTTGACTGGGTACATGTCAAGGGGACAGGCCGCGCACTGCCGAAAGCACCGCGTGTGAACATAGAAATCAAAGCCAAGTACAAGGACTCAATCAAAAAGTTTTTCGAATGGGGTATGACGATGTCACCGCTGATGCCATTGGAGGACAACGAGTACCTGTATAAACATCATCAAGACTTGGTTGAAGCCTATGGTCAAACAAGGGGCAACCAATGGAGGAAAGTAGATGGTATGAGAGGACGTGAGATTGTACGAGGTGAAAGACACCCTGCACGACTAGCGTTCTGGATAGAGTTTGCCAAACAATGCTACGCGCCAGACGAGCAGAGTTGGAGTTGGAACTCTGCACCGTTGCTGACTAAAATAAAAACCAAAGAGGATATCGCCCATGTGCGAGCATGCTTCAACAGATTTATCAACACAGAACTTGGGTTCATAACAAAGTAAGGAGAACAACTATGATAACCGCACGAACAAACGACATAGACTTATGTCTGGTAAGAGACTTAGAAAAAAGAAAACACAGGACGGATATTACACCTAACCTAGATGTGCAGTTTATGGCAGACGCACTGACTAAGAAGGTTCGCGGCTACAAGACCGCACCTAAAACCGACGACTCCATATGGGTTTACAGACCACAAGATACCTACGCTATGGGTTGGATAACATACGCCGACGTGTTTGAAACATCAAATAGCTACGAATGTAGACACGCGGTGTTCTCACCTAACGCACACAACGGTAAATACTCATATGGGGAGAAAACGCACATGGCTTCAGCACTGCATTACAACAAGGGGTTACTTAACGCATGTAAATATCTACGTCCGCTAAACATAACGCAAGTATTGCAGCAAGTACAAAGACCATTTTGTAGGGGCGTGTCTCGTTCGTTGGACGAAGCAAAGGTGAAGGCATGCAAGATAATAGACGAGGTCAACACTGATATATTTAGTAGGTCACGTCTTAACACTGCACCTCTTAAAAATGAACTCGCTAACATACTAAAGTCAGACTACGAGTTTATTGACAAAGACCTTGAAGCGCAACTGACCGAAGCCTTCCAAGCAACCAAGGATCTTCACGATAGCAGAGATATACATGATGTAGATCACACGTTTATCGAGGCCATACAATATCAAGGTGCTAATCTATATAGGGTCGTCAAGAAAGTAGGCCAGAGCTTCTCACTGTTTCGTCACGACGACAGCGCTGAGAACAAGACAATGTACACACAGGAACAACTACCAGCGAGACTACTCGGTGCGATGTCTGTGTTGTCTATGGTCGACGAAGGTCAATATGTTGCAGGTGTTGGGTATCGTGCAGGGGAAAATATGTTCTATATCAAAGGGGAGTGAGTGTGGGAACAACTGACACTATCACGTACCGCGTGACAATACATCCTACTACAAATAAGGTTAATGTAATGTCTTTTGATCTAGACGCTATTGACGCGACAGGTTTAGGGGTATATGACACTATAAACCAAACACCCAAATGGATCAGGGAGCGTATCGCTACACTTATGCTCGTTGATCCTACACCACCGACTGAACCAATAGAAGGTGTAGGGCATAGGATCGACAAAACTACTTATTGGATTTACGCTGATAGGTAGTGACACACTACTAAACTAACTTTGGGGGGCGGACATCTGCCCTCCATCGAAGCCAGTTATTTTACACGGAGATCAACAATGGCAACAACACCAGAAGCTAAAGTAAAGAAGGTAGTGACTAACTACCTAAAGAAGATGGGAGCATACTACTTCTACCCTGTTACAGGTGGATTTGGACGAAGCGGCGTACCTGACATAATCGCATGCTACAAAGGTCTGTTCCTTGGTATTGAATGTAAAGCAGGGAAGGGGAAGACTACTGCACTGCAACAAAAGAACCTAGATGATATCAAAACAGCAGGGGGTTTTGACTGGGTTGTAAACGAAACAAACATGCACCAAACACAAACACAGATTAAGTATTGGGCATCAACACAACAGGAATAAACAATATGAACATTTTGAATAACATGGAATCGCAAGAAGTTTTTATCGTACATCAAATGCCTACAGGCACTGCCTTCGGGGTACGTGTCGATAACGGCGAGAAGGTCTTTATAAACTCTAAGCTAGCTAAGAAGCACACCGTCGCAGAGGAACAAGTACGGACGCTTACACTAATACCAAACACTAAGATTGACACACCTTGGCAAGCCGTTGGTGTAGCTGTGAACCACACCGAAACTACACCGCGTGTAGAGATTGCCAACTTAGAAGATCGTATCGTGGAGCATTTCAAAGAAGAAGCTAATCAGGTTGCATCTACTTCCAAAGTATTAGCTGACGCATTAGACGTAGACGTTGTGTCTGTACAAACAGCACTCATTCGTATGCACAATGCAGGGGAAATGACTAAGGCTCAAGTTCACTGCAAAGGTGGGCAAGACAAAGCCTCTTGGGTTTTATGGTCGCCGAATACAGATTGGTACGAAATGTAATGCGGGATAAAGGTAAACTAACACCCGCCCTCGAGTACGAATTACAGTTCTTACGAAAACAAGTAGACTTCTGGCAACAGCAATACGTACAACCAACCGCGTCACCATCTGCAAGAGATCGTTACGACTACGCCAAAGCAGACTTAACTAAATTTGTTAGCAACAGACGCAAAGAAGGATACAACATATGACCAAGAAAGAAGAACGTGTATGGACGTATCTACTTGCTAACCGCAAGGCAACTTCTAGTGAAGTAGCTGAAGCCGTAGGGGTAAGTATAAAATACGTAGACAAGATGATAGCAACTATATCGTCTCCTAACTGGAGAGAAGAAGTACCTGTACCTAAGTTTATAAAAGACGACAACGCTAAAACTAGGTACGATTTGTTACCGCCAGAGTTGCTCGAAGAAACAGCAAGAGTTCTTACGTTTGGCGCGCAGAAGTATAGCGCACACAACTGGGCGCAAGGTGCATCTTGGAGTAGATACTTTAGTGCAATGATGCGTCACATGTGGGCTTGGTGGAGAGGCGAAGATAACGACCCCGAAACAGGGTTTTCACATTTGGCACACGCCGCATGCTGTCTTAGCTTTCTCATAGCTTATCAGCGGCGCGGCCTTGGAGAGGACGATAGAGTATAATGGGCAGTAAAATTAAACCTATAACTGAAAAGATAATTACTCTTAGTAAAGCGGGTATGTGTAAGGAAGATATAGCACAAGAAGTACAAGGGACTTACGCACAGGTTGCCGCGTCCATAGCAAGGGCGCAAAGGCGCGGAGATTTGCCGCCAAATAAACCAGTTCCCATCACAGACATAGCATCGTTTAGACGTCGTTATGATATTAAGACAGGTAGTGTTGGTACGTCGTTGGTAGAAAACACCACCAAAGAAGTATGGGATTTCGCCGCAGATCAAATGTTAAGGAACGACTACCCTAGCTTGGCAGATTATCTCGTCGATTTGTTAGTAGATGAATACTACAAAAAGAAAGTTAACTAATGGATGTATATACGCTCGACTTTGAGACTTACTATGATCAGGACTACTCACTATCTAAGATGACGACAGAAGATTATGTGCGCGACTCACGGTTCGAAGTAATCGGCCTTGCTATAAAAAAGAATGACAAAGCCACTCAGTACTTAAACGATCCCGGGACCATTGAACGTCTACTATCATACATAGACTTCTCTCAGAGCGCCATCCTAGCACAGAACACTATGTTTGATGGAGCTATACTAAGTTGGAGATATGGTGTGAAGCCAAAGGTTTGGTTCGACACTATGTGTATGGGTAGAGGTTTACACGGCGTGGATGCAGGTGCATCACTACGGGCTTTGTCTGAACGCTACGGTATCGGGGAGAAAGGCTTCGAAGTACACAACGCCAAGGGCAAACGCCGCGCCGATTTCACTGCGGAAGAAGCTAAGAAGTACGGCGAGTATTGCATACAGGATGTCGAGCTAACGTATAAACTGTTTAAGATCATGGGGGCTAACTTCCCTCGCACTGAGCTAAAGCTGATCGACGTTACACTGCGTATGTTTATTGATCCGATACTTGACCTAGACCTTGGGTTGTTGGAACAGCACTTGGAAGACACGCAAGACCGTAAGGATAAACTACTGCGCGATGCAGGGGTGACAGATAAGAAAGACTTGATGTCAAATATCAAGTTCGCTGACATGCTACGTGATCTTGGTGTCGAGCCGCCTATGAAGATCAGTCTGACAACAGGCAAGGAGACGTACGCCTTTGCTAAGAGTGACGAAGACTTCAAGGCATTGCAGGAACATGAGGATGATCGTGTGCAATCTCTAGTAGCGGCGCGCCTTGGGAACAAATCTACTCTTGAGGAAACACGTACGCAGAGGTTTATAGGTATATCTAAACGTGGACGTTTACCCGTACCGATTAGGTACTACGCGGCGCACACCGGCAGATGGGGTGGGTCAGATAAAATTAACTTACAAAACCTACCGAGCCGTGGACTAAATGGTAAGAAGCTAAAGAAGGCTATCATTGCACCAGAAGGACACACAGTTGTCGAAGCCGATTCGTCCCAAATCGAGGCGCGAGTGCTTGCGTGGTTCGCAGGGCAGAACGATCTTGTAGATCAGTTCGCCAAGGGTGAGGACGTGTACAAGTATATGGCGTCAAGTATATACAACGTGGCCGTAGAGGACGTAACTAAAGATCAAAGGTTCGTGGGTAAGACTACAATTCTAGGTGCGGGCTACGGCATGGGGGCAGAGAAGTTCGGCATGCAGTTGAAGACGTTTGGGTTTGAGGTGTCTGAGGACGAAGCGAGACGGATTATATCTATCTACCGAGAAGCTAACTTTAAGATAAGCAAGGTATGGAGAGATGCTAACTACATGGTTAAGCAGTTGGCTAACCATCGAGCGGTGCAGTTTGGTAAGAAGGGTATCATTGGAGTAGACCCTGAGAACCAAGCCTTGATAGTACCTAACGGCCTAAAGATATTCTACCCTGATTTACATGGGGAGCAGTCTGAGAGTGGCTTCGAATATACATACAAAGTACGTCGAGGTCGAACCCGTATATACGGCGGTAAAGTTATCGAGAACGTGTGTCAGGCTATAGCACGTTGCATAATAGGTGAGCAGATGCTACTAATTAATAAGAAGTATAAAGTAGTGCTTACTGTACACGACTCGATTGCATGTTGTGTACCCGACGAGGAGGTCGCTGAAGCACAAGCATACGTGGAGAGATGTATGAGATGGACACCAGACTGGGCAGAGGGCCTACCTGTCGATTGCGAAAGTGGCACTGGCAAGTCGTACGGAGATTGTGAGTAATGCCGGTAGATTTATCCCACAAAGAAATATGGAAAGTTTGCGACATGCGTATGCGTGGGTGTACTTGGGAAGAGGTAAAGGAAGCTATACCCAATAAAAACATCTACCAAAAGTTTAAGCGGTTGCAGGATATTGTGAACCATATAAGTAATCATGGTGCGGTATGTAGAAACTGCGGACACACCTACAACTCAATAACGCATCATAAACGACATGCCGATAAATACGAAGATGAGGATATGGAGGTTGTGAATGAAGACTAGAAAGTGCCGCACATGTTTAGAACATAAACCTCTAAGCCAGATGGCAAAAAATACGCGTAGTCGTGACGGAGTTATCAGTTTTTGTAAAGCATGTGCTAGAGAACAAGATTACTTTAGGAATAATGGCGTGAAGCGCCCTAAATCTTTAGACGTGTATAAATTAATTGCAGGGGTTGAACATAAGCGTTGCCCTGAGTGTTCTGAATATAAAACATATGATAATTTCCACAGAACCAAAAAAGAAAATAAGGGGGTTGCCGCAGGTTGTAAGTCTTGCAGGAACATATGGACGAAACAAAGATATACACGTAGCAGTGATGGTCTGGAAGATAAGTATATACGCAAACTCTTAAGTACGCGATCCAAGTTAAAAATGTCAGAGTTCCCTCAAGAATTAGTTGACGTTCATCGAGAAGTTATAAGAATACAAAGATTTATAAAGGAGAATAACGTATGAAAAATGTTGTAGAAGTAAGGGACGCTCTTGCTAAAGCCTTTAAAGGGCTTTCAGATGGGACGATAGATTCCAAAGACGCTTCTGAAATGGCAAATCTAGCAGGTAAGATGGTAAATTCAGCAAAGGTACAGCTGGATTATCATGCCCTACGTAAAGACGCACCAAGTATAAAGTTCTTACATGTAGTCGAGGAAGTGCAGGAATGAGTAAAGCCGCGCCGTGGTCGTTTAGTCGGATCAAAGCATTTGAGCAATGCCCCAAACAGTTCTACCATGAGAAGGTACTCAAGCAGTATCCGTTCAGAGAAACTGAGGCTATGCGCTACGGCACTGAGTTTCACAAGGCATGTGAGGATTACATAGGTAAAGGTACTCCTGTACCCGCCAAGTTCGACTTTATAAAACCTACGTTGGATTCCCTTAACGACAAAAAAGGCAAGAAGATAGTGGAGCAGAAGTTAGGCTTGACCGCTGACCTAGAACCCTGCAGTTTCTTTGCAAAAGATGTATGGTTTCGAGGCATTGTTGATCTTGCGATCATAGACAAAGAAACTGGGGTGGGTTGGATCATTGACTACAAGACAGGCAAATCGGCGAAGTACGCTGACAAAGGTCAGTTGGAGTTGATGGCGTTGACAATCTTTAAACATTACCCCGAGGTCACTAAGCTAAACGCAGGTCTGTTGTTCGTTATTGCCAAGAGCCTTGTCAAAGCCGAATATGAAATAGACTTACAGCAACTTCTATGGGGGAAATGGTTGGCAAACTATGCTAAGATGGAGAAAGCGTTCGAGGTGGATGTTTGGAATCCAAAGCCATCTGGTCTGTGTAAACGACACTGTCAAGTAGTTGAGTGTCCCCATAATGGAGCAAACTAATGCCATACGTAAATAAACCCCGCCCGTATAAGAAAGAATATCAACAGCAGAAAGCAAGAGGAGAACATGAAGCTCGTATGGAGCGGCAACGCGCCAGACGTGCGATGGATAAGAAAGGTAAAGATGCCAACAAGAATGGCAAAGCCGACAAGCGAGAAGGTAAAGATATCGCTCACAAGAAGGCACTAAGTAAAGGCGGTACAAACAAGGACGGGTACAAAGTCCAGAGCCGTAAGAAAAATCGAGCCGCGGGTGGTGCTATGAGCAGTCCCAAAAAGAAGAAAAAGTAGTGATTCACTACTACGGAGAACAACATGGAAATTTTGCGGGATAAAGCAATAATGCTACGGGTACGCAACCCAAAGCAAATAACAACAGCTATCCCCAACAGCAAGGAGCTACCTATGAACAAGGTCGTCGTAAAGTGGGGGTTAGATGAAGTTCTATCCCTGCGTTCGTTAAACATAAACGCACCATCACCGATTACAAAACGGTACAGTTGGCCGGGGCAGTACACGCCATTCGACCATCAGAAAGATACCGCGTCTTTTATGACGCTGAACAAGAAGTCCTTTTGCTTTAACGAGCAAGGCACAGGTAAAACTGCATCGGCTATATGGGCGGCAGATTATCTTATGACCCAAGGCAAAGTTAAACGTGTACTTGTTGTATGCCCTTTGTCAATTATGGATAGCGCATGGCGCAACGACTTGTTCTCTTTTGCTATGCACCGCACAGTAGATGTAGCGCACGGGAGCAAACAGAAACGCAAGAAAATAATAAATAGCGGTGCTGAGTTCGTAATCATTAACTACGATGGTGTTGAAGTTGTCAGAGACGAGATTGCGGCAGGGGGATTTGATCTGTTCATCGTAGACGAGGCTACACACTACAAGAACGCACAGACAAAACGGTGGAAGACCCTAAACAAACTAATCAAAGAAGACGATTGGTTGTGGATGATGACAGGTACACCTGCCGCACAAAGTCCAGTTGACGCTTACGGCCTAGCTAAACTTGTGAACCCATTGGCAGTGCCGAGATTCTTTGGGGCATGGAGAGACATGGTCATGTGGAAAGTCACGCAGTTTTCTTACAAACCTAAAGAGACCGCCAAGGATACAGTGTTCCGCGCACTACAACCTGCGATTAGGTTTACTAAAGAAGAATGTCTTGACTTGCCTGACATGATCTACACTAAGCGCTTTGTTGAGATGACACCACAACAGAAGAAGTACTACGAAACATTGCGCAAGCAGATGTTAATGCAGGTAGCAGGGGAGTCCGTGACTTCGGCCAACGCCGCGATCAACATGAACAAGCTACTGCAGATCAGCGCAGGGGCAGTATATACTGACGATGGTGATTCGGTAGAGTTCGACATCAGAAGCCGATACCAAGCGTTGAAAGAAACTATCGACGAGAGCAGTAAGAAAGTAATTGTATTCGTGCCGTTCCGACATACCATCGACATGTTAGTACAGAAGCTCCGAGATGATGGCGTTACGTCTGATGTCATACGAGGAGATGTATCTGCGGCTAACCGCACACAGATATTTGACAGGTTCCAATCAACGCCTGATCCGAAAGTCCTAGTTATTCAACCTCAGTCTGCCGCGCATGGTGTGACCTTGACTGCGGCGAATACAATAGTATGGTGGGGGCCTACTTCTTCTTTGGAGACTTACCTACAAGCTAACGCCCGTATTCATCGTGCGGGACAAGACCAAAAGTGTACTGTAATTCAATTAGCGGGGTCTGCCGCGGAAAAACGTATTTACCGCATGCTAGACGAACGTATAAACATACACACTGCGATGATAGATTTATATAAAGAAATACTTGACTAACTACCATACAGTCGTATATGACAGTAATACAAGTATAAAACGGAGAACAACATGGCTGTGTCAATAGACAAGTTAGTTAAGGCGTACACTAAGATACGCGACAAACGCTCGGAGTTAACTTCCAAATATAAAGAGGAAGAGGGCAAGCTCCGAGAACAGCAGGACAGGGTAAAACTTGCCCTGCTGGAATATTGCAAGGAACACGAGGTCGATAGTGTGCGCACTGCTTCGGGTTTGTTCTATCGCACTGTGAAGCAACGCTATTGGACAAGCGACTGGGAATCCATGCACAAGTTTATTATGGATAACGAAGTCCCTGAGTTTTTTGAAAAGCGTTTAAATCAAACCCATGTACGTCAGTTCATTGAGGAAAACCCTGACCTAGTACCGGCAGGTCTTAATGTGGATTCTGAGTACGCAATATCTGTGAGGAAAAAATGAGTGATATTGAATCGCCATATGTGAATATAAATACTGTAGTGGATTACTTCCAAGTGTCCCTATCTACAATTCGCAAGTGGGTATATACAGGTGAAATCCCTGCGAGTAGCTACATAAAGGTGGGTGATATCTACCGGTTTCGGCTCGATGAAGTGGAAGCGGCATTAGCTTCTAAAACCAACAAGGCTCAAAAAGAAGCCTCAAAAACAAATTCAGAAGGAGAATAGTACATGTCAGAAGTATCATTGTTTGGAGAAGGCAACTCCCTAGTAAGTAGCGACCTGTTTAAACAACTGCAGGAAGCCGACGATAATCTAGCCGGTGGCGGCGGCGGTGGCGGATCAAACCGTATCAGCCTACGTGGTGGTCGTTTCCGTCAAATGGTTAGCGGTGAACAAGTCAATGTTAAGAGCGATGGGCTCTTGAACGTAGTCATTATCAACGCGGCAAAGTTATCGCGTACATACTATGCAGGGGCATACGATCCTGAGAACCCAACTCCACCTGCTTGTTGGTCTCCTGATACACAAACTCCGTCTAAAGATGTACCGGCGGATACCCGCCAAGCGTCTCGTTGTATGGATTGCCCGCAGAATATTAAGGGTTCTGGGCAAGGCGAGAGCCGTGCATGTCGTTACAATCAGCGCGTTGCTGTAATGCTCGAAGGCGAGTACGATACTGTGTACCAATTACAACTACCTGCTACGTCTATATTTGGCGAAGCTAAAGATGGTAAGATGGGTATGCAAGCATATGCTAAATACCTTAAAGCCCACAAGACACCGTCAATCGCTGTGCTTACGCAGATGTATTTTGACGAAAACAGTGACACACCTAAACTGTTCTTCAAGCCAGTCCGTCCATTGACTGAGGAAGAGCTAAATCAAGCTGTGTCCATGAAAGATAGCGATGACGCTATCAAAGCAATTACGTTGACTGTTTCTCAAACCGATAAGGTAGAGACGAAACGTAATGGATCAGTGGCAAAGCAAGAGCCTGTACTCGACGATGCACCTGAACCTAAGAAGGTCGCCAAGAAGAAAGAGGTTACTGCTCCCTCTCCTGACGAGGCCGATCTTGCTTCTATCGTAGACAACTGGGACGACTGAGGGGTCAGTCACCTAGTTTAACGATAGGCAGTCGTGGCGGGTTTACTACCCTTTCGAGAGCCCGCCACGACATATTTTTGGAGCAGTAACAATGAACAACTTAGACTTTTTAAAAGGATTACTCAGCGACTCAGGACACTATTGCGTATTTGCCGCTAAAGGTGACGTACGTATACAGAAGTTTTACGATACTATTGAAGACGCAGAGAGAGCTACACGTAAGTTTATAGCAGACGGGCTAAACACGTACTTTGCTTTAAGCACATTTAAAGAACCAACCAAGGATGCAGGTCGTAAAGGTGCAAATGCACACGAGTTGAAGTCTTTCTTCCTCGACTTGGATTGTGGACCAACATACGAATACCCTACTAAAGAAGACGCAGTAGTCGCAGTTCGTGCTTTCTGCAAGAAACTATCCCTACCTAAACCCTTGATGATTAACAGTGGGCGTGGCGTACATGTATATTGGCCTCTTACCGAAGCACTTTCGGCGGAGCAATGGGCTGTGGAAGCTGACAGATTAAAGCGATGCTGTTCTGAGAACGGATTACTTGCTGACCCTGCAGTCACTGCTGACGTGGTACGTATACTACGTATGCCGAACTCAAAGAACTATAAAGAAGAGCCGCCCTTACCAGTAGAGTTCCTTGGTGTATCTATGCCAGAACCTATTGCGTTAGAAGACTTTACATCTAAGCTAGGTGTACTAGCGAAGCCAGTTATCAAGATTGACTTGGGTACTGACGCTCTTTACGAAGCCTACGCCGAGAACAGCGAGAATGTTTTCAAGACAATCATCAAGAAAACTGTAGAAGGTCGAGGCTGTGAGCAGTTAAAGTATATTGCCATGAACCAAGCAGAGATAAGTGAACCCTTATGGAGAGCAGGTCTATCTATTGCAAAGTTCTGTAGTGATGGGGACATGGCCGCAGTAAAGATATCAGAGAAACACCCTGCATACAACGAAGCAGATATGCGCAAGAAGATGGACGAGATAAAAGGCCCATACACCTGTGCGCGTTTCAACGACCTTAACGAAGGTACATGTGAGAACTGCCCTTTATGGAACGAGATCAAATCGCCGATTGTACTGGGTAAACGTATTCGGGAGTCCGAAGGTGAAGTGGTGGTGTCTGCACCGATATTAAAGGCAGGGGTAAAGAAGTCCGAAGACTTTGAGATACCAGAATATCCTAAGCCCTACTTCCGTGGAGCGGCGGGGGGCGTATTCCTACGCAGTAGTAACTCTGACGGGGACATTGAAGAAGAGGTTATATACCATCACGACATTTATATTACTCGGCGTCTGCATGACATCGAGCTAGGTGAGACGTTAGTGTTTCGCTTACATCTACCGCGAGACGGTGTGCGCCAGTTTAACGTGCCTCTTACGAGTATAACTTCCCGTGAGGAGTTCCGTAAGTGCATGGCGAAGGAAGGCGTAACTGCATTTGGAAAGGGTACAGACAAACTTATGGCATACACAACAAAATGGGTTGACGAGTTACAGCGTACAACTGTAGCCGACGAGGCGCACCGACAATTTGGTTGGGCAGACGACAACATGGAAGCGTTCGTATTAGGTGACAAGTTAGTTACTGCGACAAGTACTGACTTTAATCCATCTTCTTCTAGTACAGCAGGGTTAATGGATTCGTTTGAGGCTAAAGGTACTCGAGAAAAGAACCTTGAACTGTTAGAGTTTTACAACAAACCAAGCTACGAACTGCATCAATACGTGGTTGGTGTTGGCTTCGGCTCACCTCTCATGGCCTTGACGGGTTTAAACAGTATGTCTATCCACCTGTACGGCGGTTCGGGTGTAGGTAAAACTACTGCACAGATGGCGGCAATCGGTATATGGGGGAGCCCTGACGATCTGATGAACAAGCCGGAAGATACACATAACTCTCGTATGCTACGTGGCGAGGTGATGCACAACATACCCTTAGTGTCGGATGAGATGACTAACGTAACAGGTGAGCAGATGTCTGACTACGTTTATCAGGTGTCTGGTGGTCGGCAGAAAAACCGTATGTCTATGAACGGCAACACGGAACGGGCGCGGGGTAAACCTTGGCAACTGCTCGCGTTAAGCTCAGGCAACACGAGTGCATGGGAAGTACTGGGTCGTCACAAAGCATCGCCGAAAGCAGAGATGTATCGGATGTTTGAGATACGTGTTAAAAAGATGGACTTCGTTAAGGGGGACAACACTGCTACAGCCTCTCTCATAAACGACTTCAAGAACAATTACGGGCATATAGGCATAGAGTATATCCAATGGGTTATAAACAACAAAGAAGAAGTACGTCGTATTGTTGAGTCTGTGCGTACACGTCTGGACAAAGCGGCTGGACTTAGCACGGAGCATCGGTTCTGGTCTAACGGTAACGCGGTTATTATCGCAGGGCTTATCATCGCTAATAAGTTAGGTCTTGTTAATTACGATGTCGGTGCTGTGTATAAGTGGGTTGTAGGCGAATTGCTTTCTCGTAACAGCTACGTTAGCGATACAGGTTCATCTGTTACTCAAACACTTAACAACTACTTGTCAGAAAACTTTAACAACTTGCTCAAGATCGAAAGCACTGAAGACCTTCGTGGTAGAAACGAGAATGGTTTAGATCAACTTGTACCTGTCGGGGCATC